GTTATAATGATTTAACTAATAAACCATCAATTCCATCACTCTCAGGATATGCAACAGAATCATATGTAGGAACACAGATATCTAATCTAGTTAATGGTGCGCCAGCAGCGTTGGATACACTTAATGAGTTGGCAGCAGCAATTGATGATAATGCAAGTTACGCTGCGTCTATCACTACTGCATTGGCTGGGAAGCAGGTAGCAGGAACATACAATACCATTATCGGAACCGATTCTGACATCAATACGTCTGGGGCTACGGTTATAGATCAGTTGAATATGACAGATGGTGTGATCCAATCACACAGCACACGAACACTGACACTTGGAGATCTTGGTTATACTGGAGCCACTAACGCAAACAACTACTCATTGCCAGCAGGATCTAGTTCGACACGGGGTGGTTTCAAGATTGGATATACTGAGAGCGGTAAATATTACCCCGTTGAAGTCGATTCTTCAGAGAAGATGTTTGTTAATGTTCCTTGGACTGATACAAACACTAACACAACCTACTCTGCTGGGACGGGGATCACGTTAAGCGGAACTACGTTTTCTCTTACGGATACAGCTTCGAAGGCAAACCTAAGTGGGGCAACCTTCACTGGTGATGTTACAATTGGTAATGGATCTGCTGACACGAACCTTCACATTAAAAAATCGGATAATAATGTTTCTGATCATATTGTTTTCTATAACGGAACAACTCGTGTTGGTGAGATTGGGGTTGAAGATACAACTTGGTTGAGAATTAACCAAGAGACAGCTAAAAATATTTATACCCCACGATATATTCGTGCTGATGGTGGGTTCTTTGTTGATGGATCATCTAAAGGCATTAATGGTTCTGGGAACTTTGTTGGAGGTACAATTACTGGAGCGAGTGATGCGAATGTTTCCAACTGGAATACCGCATATGGATGGGGGAACCACGCTTCTGCTGGTTATGTCACTTCAAACACTCAACTTTCGACTGAGCAAGTTCAAGACGCTGTAGGCGCGATGCTTTCAGGCAACACTGAAAGTGGGATTACAGTAACCTACGATGATACCAATAATGAGATTGACTTCACAGTTGCATCTCAGACTGACCAGAACTTCACTACCGCATTAAAATCTAAGTTAGACGGTATCGCTACTAGTGCTAACAACTATTCGTTGCCACTTTCCTCCAGTTCGACACGAGGTGGAGTTAAGATTGGGTTCACCGAAAGTGGTAAAAATTATCCAGTAGAACTTGATTCGTCGGAGAAGATGTTTGTTAACGTACCTTGGACAGACAACAATACAACTTACTCAGTAGGAGATGGTGGATTAACTCAAAAAAACTTTACGTCTACGCTTAAGACTAAGTTAGATGGTATTGCAACTGGTGCTACAGCTAATACTGGAACACTTACCTCTGTCGGTTTATCGGTCGGAACTGGTCTAGATGGGGGAGGAACTGTTACTGGCTCCAGCGGTAGCTTTAATTCTATCACATTAGATCTATCAGAACTAACTGATATGACTGGTGGTATTGACCCATCTGTTGACGAAATCATTCTTCTTGATAATGGTGCTGAAAGAAGAAAGCGATTCGCTGAAATTTTTGGGTCTAATGCTTATAACTCTACTACGATTCCTACTAATAACAACCAGCTTACTAACGGTGCTGGGTATGTAACCTCAAGTGGTAACACAATTATCGGAACAGACTCTGACATCAATACGTCTGGGGCTACGGTTATAGATCAGTTAAATATGACAGATGGGGTGATAACCTCACATTCTACAAGGACAATAACCCTTGCAAACCTTGGTTATACTGGAGCAACTAACGCTAACAACTATTCGTTACCACTTTCTTCTAGTTCGACACGAGGTGGTGTTAAGATTGGGTATACCGAAAGTGGTAAAAATTATCCAGTCGAACTTGATTCGTCGGAGAAAATGTTTGTTAATGTCCCTTGGACTGATACAAATACCGATACAAATACGACATACTCCGCTGGTAGAGGTCTAGATCTTAGCGGGACTGAATTCCAATTAGAGACTGATCTCCGAGATAGTATTAGTTATATTGGTTACGATAGTAATGATTACATTCAGTGGTCAAATAACAGTTCTGTTAGAGCGGTAGTCGCAGGGACACAAAGATTTATTGTTGGTACTTCTGGTATTGATGTTACAGGAAATGCTACTGCTGACACTTTTAGAACTGACACTAATAATGTTAATTATAATTTAATTACACGGAACCATAGTAGTAACACCCTATATGTTCAAGCTGCTCAATCGAATAGCACACAAGGCATCGCTTCATTTAGGTATGGTAGTACCGCAGCAGCACAAGGAACTGAGGTTCTAGCGGTGAGAAGAAATTCTAGCTACTTTGCTAATACTAAATTAGGAATTGGCACTACTAATCCGAGTACAGCTCTTGATGTGAGCGGGACTATTCACCAGACAATATACAATGCGACTAGCTTGCCGTCTGCTTATCCAGCAGGTCAGAGGGCATTTGCTTACAGCTTCTATCCTTTAGCGACTTCTCACGGATCTGTTGTAAGTACAAACGGTAGTTATGTAGTACCAGTTTACTCTGACGGTTCTTCGTGGAGAGCAGGTTAATATTGAAAATAAAATCAAAGAAACTATAATATATTATGCCAATTACAAAAGAAACACCATTAGTGATCCCAGCAAAAGCAGAGAAAACTCTCCCGCATACATGGGTATCAGAGCTTGTTGTTAATGCTCCTAATGCCTCAGATGGTTATATGAGCTTAAAGCTTACTGCATTTGATTCAGATTCTGATGAAGATCCAAGTTCTGAAAATTCAGAAATACTTCATTTAGACTTTTGGGAAGTTGTCGCTAACGTTCCAGAAGCAGCTACTGCTATGCAATCTGTATTTGATGCGATACCAGCTATTGAATCATACTATAAAGAAGGAATATTAGAAGAAGCTCCTATAGAAGAAGATGCCGAAGAAGTCGAAGGTGATTAACTATTATTTTATGGTTTGCGAAGCTCTTCATGAGAAGAGAACTAAACCATTGTATAATACTGTCATTAAAAGAATCAAAGATTGTGAAGATAATTTTTATCTTTTGGGAGGAGTTGAAGCAATTGATGAAATTCCAGTAATAAAGGTTTGCGATCTTGATGACTACCATTCTTGTGTTGAAAAAATAGAATCAGTATTTAAGAAAGATTGGTGTGATGCTGATTGGCACATAATTTGTGACGATGATACTTTCATCCACACTGAGAATTTAAATTTATTTATAAGTAAATTGCCCGAAGATAATTTGAGAATATATTGCTCCCAGCTTTACGAAGATAGCGTTGGTATATTCGGAGGGGCTGGCATTTTAATGAATGATAAAACTTTTAAATTGATCAAGAAATTTGTAAAAGAAAATGGATGGAAAGAAAATAGACATTTTCAAAGTCATTCTGACATAGCATTGTCGCAAATGTGTTATCGTTTAAATAGGAAGCTAAAAGCTGCGAATAAAAAAAATGATAAAATATATGTTGTTAACCCCAAGCCAATGTATTCTTTTAATAATGATACAATGAAAAAAAGTCAAAAGTTAATCAATATAAAGAAAGATCTTATCACCGCACACATTAAAGATATGCAATATATCTGGACTGACTTTAATGAACAAGAATGCCCTTACCAATCGTTAGAAAATGCCTTTTGTAGATAGTGATAAAACATTTGCCTTTGTGCATATTCCAAAATGTGGAGGTAGATCTATTAAAAAAGTTTTTAATATTACAAAGCATAACCACTATGGGATATCTGAACTGGGGTTCAATCCTACTGATTACTGCCCTAACTTATCTGTAGATGATTTGTTTAAATTTGCGTTTGTCCGTAACCCTTGGGATAAATTTGTCAGTGCATATGAATACCTCAAAAGAGGGGGAATACCTCGTTATGACAGACCTAAAACACTAGCGATTAAACAAGAATATCCAAAGTTCAAGGATTTTATACTTGCGAAACATGTTTGGGAACAATGGATTTTTTTCAAACCACAATTAGATTTCATTACTGTAGACGGATCAATTAAAACAGATTTTGTGGGTAGGTTTGAAAATTTTCAAAATGATTTTGATTTTGTTTGTGATCAAGTCGATACTCCTAGAGTAAAACTTCCTCATGTAAACGCAACAAAACACGCTCATTATACTGAATATTATGATGATCAATTGATAAAGGTTATTGAGAGAACTTTTTCAGAGGATATAGAAACGTTTAAATACAGATTTGGCGATTAATGGTTACTTTTATTATATGTGTTAAACATTACGAAAACTGTCATTCATACAATGATACTTGGGATTTATTAGAAAATACTTTAGTTTCTGTTTTCGGTCAGCTAGATAAAAGATTTGAGGTTATAGTGGTTTCGAATAAGACATTAAATGAATTCCCAGATAATCCCAAAATTAAAGACATAAAGTTTGTAGAAGTTGATTGGCTCCCTCCATCATTATCCAATGCTTGGCAAATAGGTACTCAAGTAAGTGTCGATGATGGGATGCGCCAAATTAGATTAGATAGAGGTACTAAATATATTTTGGCTTTAAATGAAGTTGATGATGATAATTACGTTATGTTTGTTGATGCGGACGACTTCATACATAGAGATTTAGTTAGAACTATTCATAATTCAAACAAAGATTTTTTAAGAATAAATAAAGGTTTTAAAATGGGTATAGACGATACGTTTAAACGTGTTGGTGATTTTAATAAAAGATGTGGCACTTGTAATATAACTAAAGCAAGCATACTTAAAAAACAAATTGATTTTAAAAATGTCAATCTAAGTTCATGCCAGAATACTATAATCAAATCTACACAAAATTATTATTTGATAAAAGTTATCGGATCTCATGCATTGTCATGGGACTATTTTAACCATAAAGGTTATGAAGGTGGGGATATTGAGTTTAGAGCAGCGATATACAACTGCTCTCATAATGAGCAACACTCAGGTAAAGCTAATTTAAAGTACTCTCAGGAAATTAGTAAGAGTATGAGATTGCATTTTAACATATGAAGTTTGCTATTGTTGGTTGCGGTTTAAGTGGGATAACAAGTGCGCGATTGCTAAAAGATCAAGGGCATGAAGTCCAGATTTTTGAATCTCGCAATCATATTGGAGGCAACTGCTATGACAGTAATGTGTGTGGAACTATCATGCATAACTATGGTCCTCATATTTTCCATACTGATGATGAAGAGGTTTTTAAATTTTTGTCTAAATATACAGAATGGACCCCGTTACATTACAGACCAATAGGTCGTACAATAATTGGAGATATACCTCTTCCTTATAGCGATAAAGGTTGTGAGGAGGCTATTGGATTTAAACTTACAGAACAAGAAGTTGTTGATCTTGTCTTTTGTGATTATAGCGAGAAGCAGTGGGGAGTTCCATTTAATGAGATCCCATCAAGCATAACGAATAGAATCCCCAAGACGAAGGGTTATGAAAGCCCAACTTGGTTTGAAGGACAAAAATATCAATGCGTACCGAAAGAAGGATACACAAAGATGTTTGAAAAAATGCTTGATGGAATTGAGATCTTCTTAGGTTGCTCTAAAAACGATTGGAAAAATTCATCTTATGACAGGTTGATTTATACAGGCAAGATAGACGAATATTTTGATAATTGTTACGGGAGTCTACCATATAGAACCCTTGATTTCGAACACAAGGTAACCTCTAAAAAACAAAATACCTTGGTTTTCAATGAGTGTAATTATAGCAATCCTTGGACTCGCCAATATGATCATTCGTATTTTACAACTGACCATAGTGGTTTGACAGTCATAACGAGAGAGTATTCAAGAGATGCTAAAGAGAACGATATTCCTTTTTATCCTATCCCTTGGGGCGACCCACACAAAAAATATAAGAACTATAAAGCACTAGCAGACAAGGAAAAAAATACAATTTTTTTAGGCAGATTAGCTCAATATAAGTATTTAGATATGTGGATGGCCATAAAACACGCATTTCTGAAAATAAAAAAAATAAATTAAGATTTGAGTGTTAATTTGTTGAATTATTCTTAGCGTAACCTATAATCAGTTACATATGAACGAAATTACAATTACCTTACAAGAAAACGAGGCTAATGCACTTCTTCAGATCATTGATGTCGCTGTAAAAGCTCAAGGACTCCAGATTGCTGAAGCAGGTTCTTTCCTTGCTACTAAAATTCAAGAGCAAGCAAAATCGCAATTGCCACAAGCAGAAGCAGAGGCTCCAACAGAAGGCGAATAAAAATGCGTTTTTCTGGTAAAGATCAGATCGTCAAAGAGGTTCAAAAAAAACTTGGCCTTAAAGCTGACGGGATTGATGGCCCCGCTACATGGAAAATGATTTGGGAGAATCTTGTCCATGAGGACAAAGGTGAGCCAGAAAAGCCAGAACTGCCAGTCCAAGAATTTAAAGAGGACTACCCTGAAGTTTACAAAGCTTCTCCAAACCAGTCTGGGACGATAAGACCTAAGTATGTGATTCTGCATCATAGCAGTGGGAGTCATGATGGGACTCGTTCATGGATTTTAAATGCTGCATCCAAAGTTAGTTACCACTATCTTATTGCGCCTGATGGATCTCGTACACAATTTGTTTATGATAAGAAAAGAGCTTGGCATGCTGGGAGATCTTCTTGGAAAGGTGTGGGCGGTCTAAATGGTCATAGTATCGGTATTTCTTTTTATGGGGATACCAACAAACGCACACCAAGTGCTGCTGAAATTGATTCCGCTGCCAAGAAATGCAAATACCTTATGGATAAATTTGACTTTGGGATTGACAATATTCTAACGCACAAGATGATTGCTCCTAATAGGAAGAATGACCCTTCAGATGAGACTTATCAAAAGGTTATCAATCGCATTAAAGAGCTTTAGAGGGTAGTTCATAGAAAAAGGCGGGTCCACCCTTGACATATCGGTGGACTCGCCATTAAGATCATGAGTCAAGAGATAATGAATATTAACGTGGATCGTCACGACATTTTTGATTATGTTGTAGGAAATGCTACCTATGATCCAATTGAAAAATGCATTGATCCGACATTATATGAAACATATGGGGATTTTATCCTCAAAATTTCAGGTCAAGAATATATATATCAGCTAGAAGATTACCAACGTTTCTATAATGAAATGTTTAAGTTGAAAACAAAGGCACTCAACATGCAAACCTCCGAAATTTTAAGGCTTTGTGAGGAAATTGAAGAGATCGCTCCTAAAATGGTTAGTCTATGAAATACGAAGAGTTAAGTGAATTAGTAATTAACTGGGGAGAAGATAAAGGTATCTTTAACAAATCTACTCCATTGCGCCAACTAGATAAGACGCAAGAAGAGCTTGATGAAACAAGAGAAGCTTTAAAGAAGCTAAATGATTTTGATTATCAACGTGATCTGATGGAAAATATTGGAGTGCCTACTCCAACTAAAGAGGATATTCTTGCAGAAGTTAAGGACGGTATTGGAGATATGCTAGTCACCATTGTTTTATTGGCTAAGATGGTTGATATGGATACGGTTGACAGCTTGGATGCTGCATATAGTGTGATTAAAAAGCGCACAGGTAAGATGGTAAATGGACAATTTGTAAAAGACCAGTAATTGGAGGAGAAATGTTGGTAATGGACGGATACAGTGACTGTGTTGTCGGGGTAGTAGAAAGATTTGGTCAGGAAGAAATTCTCTGCTACGATAAAGAAAAAGTGCTTTGCAAACTGGAATCTCAAGGTATGAATAGAGATGAAGCAGAAGAGTTTTTCTATTTCAACCAATTGGGAGCATGGATGGGAGATACTACTCCATGTTTTTTATCAAAAAACTACATTCTAGAAGACAGTTAAAATGAAAAAAGTAAATACTTACCAAGCAAAGAAGAAGATTAGACGTAAAGGCGTACATGCTAAAAGCAAGACCTCTAAGAATAAAAACTCCACGAACTACAAAAAACCCTATAATGGGCAGGGTCGATAATTCCCTGCCCCATAGCTTGGTGTAATAAGCTATACAAACAAAATATTGTTATGGATATTATTGAGATTATTACATCATTCGTTGAAGATCAGGCTTGGTTTAACTGGGCTTGTGCTGTTATTGCTGCTGCTAGTGCATTTGCTGCTGCAACCCCAACTCCAAAAGAGGGAACTTGGCTCTCAAAAGCTTATAAAATCGTAGATTTTCTCAGCGTTAATTTCGGTAAAGCGAAAGACAAGGGAGATAAAAAGTAAGATTAAGACATCTTAATCTAAATAATCAAGCCATGAGGGTAATTTTCTTATCTGCTATTACATCTTTTTTTTGTTACTCTGCTATCACGCATAAAGTAGAAGCGAAGCAGAAAGAAAAAGAGAAAGAAAAGGCAAAAAAAGAACAAAAAGAAAAATAAACTCAATTTAAATTATTTAAAAGCCGTCCTTCGGGACGGTTTTTTTTATTATTAGCTATTGAATTTTTATACGTTTTGGCTAAAATTAGTCAATGAAGTTAGAACCTGTATTTTCAAAAGTACAAAAACACGCTAAGGGATGGGGGGAAGAAATTTGGATCACTAATAATGATTTGTATTGTGGTAAGATTTTGAAGTTCAATGAGGGTGCGGAGTTTTCTATGCATTACCATGTCAAGAAAGAGGAGACTTGGGCTGTTATGCAAGGGAAATTGATTTTAAAGTATTATGATTTGGGTAATGCGGAAGAAAAACAGGTTGAGTTGAACGAAGGAGACACTGTTCATTTGCGACCATGTATTCCTCACAAGCTTATAGCTCTCAAGGATTCTAAAGTTTTTGAAGTTAGCACTCAACATTTTGAGTATGATTCTTATAGAATCCAAAAAGGAGACTCACAAAAATGAAAATATTAATTATCGGAGAATCTTGTTTAGATATTTTTATTTATGGTTCTGCTGACCGATTATGCCCAGAAGCTCCAGTCCCTGTTTTTAAACAAGAGGATGCAGTTACTTTTATGGGTATGGCCTCAAACGTCCATAGAAATGTCATTGCTTGCCTTAATGATTTAGGTAAAGAAGCAGAAGTAGATATTAAAAGCAATAAAAGCACTGGAGCAAAGGCTAGATATATTGACTCTAGCTCCAATCAAATGTTTTTGCGGGTTGATTCAGACGATTACAAAGAGATTAATAAAATAAAATTAAAAGAAGCAAATGTGTGGTCTTATGACGCTGTAATCGTTTCTGATTACAACAAGGGATACCTTACAGATAGAGATTTGAAATATATTGCAGATAATTCTCAAATGTCTTTCTTAGACACTAAGAAAAAATATAATTCCGATTGGGCTAATTCATTTGACCTAATCAAAATCAACAGAAAGGAATACAAAGAGAATGGATTTAAAGGGATGGGTATGGATAACCTTATTGTTACTTTGGGGGGTGAGGGATGTAGGTTCAGAGGAAAGAAACACCCTTTGAAATCTGTGTCTCAAGTAAGAGATGTGAGTGGTGCTGGAGACACTTTCCTTGCTGCTTTCGCGACTAATTATTTATTTAATCAAGATATAGATTTAGCTATTGATTATGCTCAGATTTGCTGTAGCATCGTCGTCAGTAAAGCTGGAACAGCAACGATATGAATCACCCTAAAATAGTTGATACATCTACGATCATGCACCGTTTTTCAATGGGAACGGAAAAGATGGCTTTTACGAACGGTTGCTTCGACTTATTTCATGCAGGTCACGCGCACCTTCTCCAATCAATAAAAGAAGATTTACCTGACGATTACAAACTAGTTGTTGGTGTGAATGGAGATGAAAGTGTTAAGAAAAATAAGGGTTCAGAAAGGCCCATTATTAGCCAAGAGCAGAGAGCTTTCCTTGTGGCTTGCAATGAGTGTGTTGACTACGTTTTCGTATTTAATGAAGCAACAGTCTCTGGTTACCTGAGACACTTAAAGCCTTCTCGTTGGTATAAAGGGGGAGATTATAGTATCACTACATTACACCCCGCTGAGAGAGCAGAGTGTGGGCAAACAGAGGTATATTTCATTCCATTCTCTGAAAATATAAGTGCTACCCAGATTATAACAAAAATTAAAAAATTATGAAAACTTTTATCGTAGATATTGATGGGACTATTTGTACCGACAGTCGGGGTAGCTATGAGTTAGCTCGTCCTATGAAAGCTCGTATTGAGTATTTTAATGGATTATTTAATAGCGGGAATAAAATAATCTACTGGACAGCTAGAGGGGCTAACTCAGGTAAAGATTGGTCAGAGTTTACAAAGAAGCAACTTGAAGAGTGGGGAGTCAAATATACTGAGTTAAGAACAGATAAACCAGCATATGACTTTTGGATTGATGACAAGGCTTACAATGGGAATAGGTTCTTTGATGAACTTTATCTTTAATCTCCTCCACCTGATCCCTCCTCCGCAGAACCACTTGGAACGAAAAAGTAAATATTGCTTCCCTCTGTCGTTATTCTTACTTGATTACCTTCTTCTGGGTCTTCACATAACGCTCTATATTCAATAAGGCCATTAGCATCTAGAGAACTAAGCGGTTTCATAACTCCATGACCTACTCCCTCATCACTTCCATCCTGAAATTCATCAAAATGTTGCACATGGCCCCTAAGATGTAGGTGAATATTTTCTCTTAGGTAGATTTCTTGAGGAGTCCCGCCTTCTACTTCGCACACATCTAGATAATATTCGGCTGGACTAACAAGTGTGACTTCTTCTCCTTCTATCTGACTGTCAGCTGCAAAATTAGTAAATGTTGAGCCTCCATCCGATTGTTTTAAAATTTCTGCATTAAAAATCGCTCCATTATGATGGTCAAATTCAATTTTTAATTGGAAAGTTTCTTTATCTTCTTCGATGTCGTGGCTTAGTCCTCCGACTTCAACCCTTTTGCCACCATTAGCGTAATCAAAAATGAAACCTTTATTAAATTTTAATTGAAATTGTTTCTTTGCGTTATCACTGAATCCAGTCTGGATTGCTTGAGGCATAAAAGGGTTTGTATACAGTGTAAATGACGAACTGTCTGCTGGAGACGAGTTCATATGAAATGTATTGCTGGACTCGCTCATATATTAAGAATGTTTATGACCTCTCCATTTTCACTCAAATGATAAAGATGGTCGAAGTGACTAAAATTATTATAGTTAATACATTTAATTTCTTTTTCTGGAGATTCTGGATTCCTACCTAAAAAATATTTTTTACCTCCAGCCTTCAGGCTACCATCAGGCCAGAGGAATTGTTTCTCTGCGAAAAAGCAATCTTTTAGCTGGGTGTTATGCCATGTTTCGATGTAAGCAAATTCGTTATCGAAATCGTGTCTTTTGGTTTCGATTTCTAATTTCTTTTTAACAATCGTTTTCACTAAAAGATTTTATAGAAAAATATATAAAAATCAATTATTCTTTTTCTTCTTTCTCTTCTCCTTTATGTTTGCCCTCTTTTTTCATCTTTTCGATGATTTTCTTTTGGAGAGCAGGTGGAAGTTTTTTTTGCTTTTCGGTCAGTTCTCCCTTGCTATCGTCCATCATCATGGCTCGCATTTTACCATATTGCACAGCACAAGCACTGTAAGTCTCCTTGTCTCCCATTCCAGCGGTATCTGTGAATGTCTTATCTTCCATAGCGCACATGCTCATATATGATTTATAAACAGCAGCTTCTGCTTCAGAATATTTCTTGGCGATAGTGACTTCCATTTCTCCAGCATCATTGACGCTAGCCTGACTTTGTAAGGGATTTTCGAAATTATCCATAGTATAATTGGGTTACATTATTATAATACACCAGAAACATTAAATAAATGGAAAAAGTAGCTTTCTTAAATTTGACCATAAATTCTTTCACCCAAAACAATGTTTGGAAAAAATTTATCGACGGTGGTAGTAATGATATATATAATTTATATTTGCACTCCAAGTTTAAAGCTCCAAGCTTGTTTTCTGATTATCAGATAGAAAATATTGTGCCAACAGCTTGGGGTCATTTCTCATTAGTTGAAGCTACTATAGAATTAATGAAAGCAGCTTTGGAAGATGAGGGGAACGAGTACTTTGCCTTAATTAGTGATTCTCATTTCCCCTTGTATGATTTGGATTCTACAGTAAATTTAATAAAAGAAAGGTATAAAAAAATGACCTTCACAAAACATTTCAGCTTTCATACGAAAGTTAAAAGTCAAAAAATATTCAGAGAAGGAGTTAGGGGTTATAATTTTGGAGAATATAATGCAGTTTGTCAGTTTTTCGTTTGTCGCAGAAAAGATGCGATTAGGTTTGTTGAGACTTTTGATGATTGGGCTAAGTATTTCGTAAAGAATAAGGTTATTTTTGCCGATGAATTTTATTTTTGGGGAATTGCAAAACAGTTGGGTATGGATTTTGAGATGGGACAAGCTACAACCTATTCTGATTGGAGTATAAGGAAAGATTCGAAGGGTAATGTTGGCAGGAATCCAAGGGCTTTTAGTAAAATTAGCAAAGGTATGGTTGACACTTATCGTAAAGATGGGTATCTCTTTGTCAGGAAGATCGTGCCTTCCACTTTTGTGATGGTAGATCCTTTAAATTATTAATTGAAAAAAATGGATAATACAGTAGAATTATTAGGATACTATGGTAGTGACGAAGTAATTGCTTGTAGTGCTTGGACATCAACTTCAAGAGACTTAGATGAAAAGAAAAGACAGAGAATTCCGAAGCTCATCGACATGCTTTGGAGCAATGGACACGAGACCCCTTTTGAAAAAGGTAGCGTCCATTTTCTTGTTGATTGCGATATTGCCAGTCATATTCATTTACTTAAGCATAGATTATCTTCTCTCAATGCAGAATCGGCACGATACAAGGAACTAAAAGAGGATAAAACTTTCATCCCTGATGATTGGCCAGAGTTCTGGCAGCAACAATTAAAGCAATATACTGCGGATGGTAATAGACTTTACCATAAATGCCTTGCTGATCTTGAACCAGAGTTGGGTCGCAAACGAGCAAAAGAATCCGCACGTTTCTTTAAAACTTACAATAGTCGTATTCAAGCAGATGTCCAGTTCAACATGAGATCGTTCGCAAACTTCCTTAAATTGAGGAATAGTGAACACGCTCAAAAGGAAATCAGAGAAATTTCTCAGAAAATGCTTGATCTAGTAAAGAATATTGAAGATAATCCATTTAGATACACTCTAAATAGTTGGGGATATTAAATTATGCAAATTAAAAAAATTGAACTGCGCTCTCTTCAGCAAGTTCGCACTTATGAGTTAGAAGACGGGGATATCATTGATAACTTTGGTTCTATCGAAAGATTCAAAAAGATCCTTGATGATTCCGAACAGCCTACAGAGGAGGAAGATGAAATGTTATCTAGCATTCTGAGTCAATGTCCAGTAGAGGAAGATAATATTTTAGGTGGGATTGAAGAGTCATTTTTTGAATACGAATAAATTGCGGATTATGGAATACGCTTATATAAATACAGTTGTCAACAACCAGAAGAAAAATAATGCTTCTCTCGTTTACTTCCAGATTAGTTCTGATGACGGAAGGCATTTTTTATTCACAGAGAATGAATTGAAAAGGGCTGAAGCTCGTGCAAAAAAGAATCCAGAAGATATTAAGGTGCGAGAAATAACATTTACTAAAGATTAGTTTGATGTCTAAAACTCCTGATAATTTCATTAGACCACCATTTCAAGATCCTGTCTGTGAAAATAAATCTTTTATTCGTTTAGAGCATTCGTCATTGCGTTATTATTTAGATGATGCTTGCTTAAAGCTGCATCGAACTGATGGTCCAGCGGTTATTCATAATAATGGTTGTATAGAATATTGGAATTTTGGGCAGCTACATAATATTTCTGGCCCAGCAATCAGAACCCCCATTGGCACAAAGGTTTATTATTTATTCGGACGCAGACTCGACCATGAAAAATGGTTATATTGGAAGGAGAGATATTCGCTTGACAATTCCGACACAAATAGTGTAATAAAAGTTCATGAAAATAACTGGCAAGCAGGAAGTTCAAATTGAAATCTCTGAAGGTCAAAGGCATTTGATTGCTCTTGATTATATTTCAGAGGTATTTGATTGGGACTCAGACTACTTTATTGAAGGAGGTTGGGTGATTAAGCGTGACATAGCTCACACTTCACACTCATTTGAGATTAAGAATAAAGTCAGAGAGGCCACTAAGCAGGATCAGTGCTTGTATGACATCTTTAAAACTTTGAAAAGGCAGGTTTTCTAGTCGTTCTTTTGGCCTTTAGCTCTTTCGATTTGATCAGAGGTAGGCGCACCTTTGTCACCTTTCTTCCTCATCTTTTCACCAGAGCCTCTTTTGATTCGCTCTTTCTTTTTCCTGATGTTTTCCCACAGGCTACTGTCAGACTTTTCTTTTTCTTTTAGGATCTCGTCATGACGCTTCATAAACGCCTTGTGATCTGGGCCAGCCATATACAAAGTCTCTCCGTCTTCTGTTGTATGAGTGTGAATACCTTTTAATCCCATCTTTTCAGCATCCTTCATTGCTTCTTCTTTTGTCTTGAAGTAATGTTTTTTTACATCAGGAGATGCCTTTGAGAAAAATAAAATGCTATCTTTCCCATTTAATGGATCGCTAATCACTATGGACGCTTTACTTTCAGCCTTCTCAAATTGAGAGTAACAAACAGCAGATCTCTGCTTATCATCTTGAAATTCTTTTTTGTCTGTAAGATCTACAATACAGCGACTAACAAATTCAGATTTTTTTTCTCCGTTGTTTGGCGTTGGCAATGGCATATTTTAGTATACACGAAAAAGTCCCAAGTTTAAACAGAATTTTGCCAAATAAGGAAGTGACAAATCGGCTTACGAAAAATAATATTCGATGGCATCATTTGAAATCGGAAATGTATAAGAAAATTCTAATGATGCATTATCGTCTAAAGAATGAGAATGGTTTACAGAATTTAAAAAACAATTGTGAACTTTTATATTTAAATTTGGATTTGTAGAAGCAGAACCCAAAGCAGTTTCTGACATTACAAAAGTAAAGTTTCCTTTTTTAGCAATTAAGCTTGATAAATCTAAAGTCTCTTCAACTTTATTTTTAAGAATAGATATATTTAAAGATCCTTGTGCTGGTAGTACAGGGTATCTTCTTTTCGCTCCTCGTTCTCCGACTCTGATTGTGGGTCTTCTCTCTATGCCTACAGAAATAGATGCAGATTGGATTGGGTAGTCTGTAGAGTTTATGCCCTCAGTTAAGGTTGTGGTTAGAGTTATATTTTGTGGTCTAAAAATATTTATCTTAGAAGAATCTATATCTGCATCTTCATATGACTCTGACGAATCTACAGACAAGGAATCACACTGATATCCATAGTTGCCTATAGCGAATTCTCCGACGTTAAAATCCAATGAAAAGTTTGTGAGGTTTGCTTTATTGAAAGTGGTTTCAGAAGTAGCATCTTTTAGTTTTATACTAGACTCATCTGAACTCAAAAACTTCAAGTAGTTCCCATCCTTGTCTAAAACATGATCATTTACAATAAATTCTATAGATGTATCAATGGGCTGGTCTGCTGTTAAAATATAATC